ACCATGCAGGGCTTCCAGCATGCGTACAACGAGGCCCTGTCGAACCAGTTGACGGGGCCATGGTTGAAGGGCTATTCGGCGGTCAACATGAAGGAGTCCGCTGACCTGTTCGCTGCGGCAACGCTGGCTGCTGCGAAACTCAACAGCGCCAGTGCGATGGCCGACTGGACGAAGGGGTACCGGTCGTTGCTGAACTATTGGAAGGCTCAGGCGGTGGCTACTCCTGGGTTTGTGATTCGTAACACCTGGGTTTGTGATTCGTAACATCATGGGTGCGACGTGGATCAACTCTCAGATTCTGGGTGTTGAGATGGGTCAGCATGCGAAGACTTCAGCGATGCGGCGCATGGCGATGAAGTCGTCCATTGACGCTGCGAAGGACCAGAAGTACCTGCGGTATCTTGAGGACACGGCGAAGGCCCGCAACATCGTGGTGGACCGGCCGGTGGCCGGCCACCTCGGATCTGGCAGCGCCTATCTGGCATGGAAGACGGTTGAGACAGGTCAGCCGATCAAGCTCGCTGGGGTGCGCGGCGTGTTTCGTAATGCCACTGATCGGGATTGGCGGATCTTCAATGAGATAGAGCGGTCGGGGATCGCTGGCGGAGGTCAGGCCGCTATCGAGGTGGCGGAGAAGTCCGCCATGTCTTCGATGGGAACCTGGAATCCGTTGCGGGCGCATTTCTGGCCGTTCAAAGCGGTGCGGGCAGCGAACACTGACGCCGAGTTCATGGTGCGTATGACGGCAGGGCGTCACATCATGGAACACGGCGGCACCATTGATGAGGCGTGGAAGGCGATCAGGAAGTTCCACTTCGACTACTGACACCAACTGAAGCAAAGATCAAGATGGTGATTCCTTTCTGGAAGTGGCAGAAGAATATCCTGCCGGTGCTGATCGAATCGATTGGGAATCGGCCTGCTGCATGGTCGAGGCTGCGGCAGATCAAGGGCGAACTGGAGTACGCCAGCGAAGCCGAAGGGGTCGTGCCTGACTACTTCATGGAGAACCTGGGTATCCGTTTGCCGTGGAGGATGGACGGATCACAGCTCTACGTCCTGCCTGACATGCCGTTCAAGGATCTGAACCGTTGGATGAAGTCCGATGACCGACCGATCACTGGTCTCAAGCCGTTGGACATGGCGACCAGGGCATTCGCCGAAGCAGCGTTCCCGTATGCGAAGTTGCCTATCGAGCTGTGGGCCGGCAAGCAGTTCTTCGCAGATTTGCCGTTGAAGGGTCGCTTCCAGAATGTGCCACCGTCGTATGCGAACATTCCTGGTTTGATGCCGATCCTCGGTGGGTTGGGGAAGGCGGAGAAGAACCGCAAGGGCGAATGGAAGATGACCGACAGCGACTTGTACGTCTTGGATCAGATGATGCCGTTCATGGGTCGGCTGCGTCGCCTCATCCCTGGCGAGGAGAAGTATGAGAAGCGGTGGCTGACGACGTTCATGTCGACGATGTTCGGTGGGGGTCTGCGGGTGAAACGCATGATCGATATTGAGGTCCGCAACGTCTAGGCTTGCTGGGACGAAAGCAGGTTAGGTTGATGGACTTCATCTCACGCGACGAATGGCATGCCAGACCGCCGAAGCGACCGTTTACTCGGCTGCGGCCTTCCCGTATCGTGGGAATAGTCGTTCATCACTCTGGCGTCGCGAACCCACCTGAAGGCGTGGTCGCGGTTCGAGCCTACGAGCGGTACCACATGGACACTCGGGGTTGGAATGCGATTGCCTACAACTGGCTCGTTGACGAACGCGGAGTGATTTACGAGGGGCGCGGCCCAGGGATCGTTTCGGGCGCCACCAAGCATTACAACCACAAAACAGAGAGTATCTGTTACACAGGCTACGGGGGCACGAAGCCCCCTGAGGTCGCCCTCATAAGCATCACTGAAGTCATCGAAGACATCCAGGGCCGATACGGGGGGAGGGTATGGTTGAAAGGGCATCAGGATTTGGCTGCGACGAGCTGCCCAGGGTCGGAGCTGTACGCATGGTTGAAGAACGGTTGTGTCGTCTATGAGGGCAACCCGTCAGGCATCGACTTCGAGGGCATTGCACGGTACCTGCGGGATCTGGGCAACGGGTTGGACGACACCCCACTGTCGAGGCGTCGCCGGTCGAGAGGCCAGTTGGTGCAGTTGGCGCAAAGCCGGCTGAAGGACCGCGGGCATGACCCTGGCGGCATCGACGGGGTGTTCGGGCCGAAAACGAAGGCCGCAGTGAAAAGTTTTCAGCAATCTTTAGGGTTTCTGCGACCGAACGGCGTCGTTGATGGTTCGACGTGGGACGCTCTGTTCCTCTTGTAGGAGGTACTTTCAATGCCCAAAGGTGAAGGTTACGGCACATTCGAGGACACGTTCGGCAGTCAGAACGACCAGCCGTACAACTCAACGTCTTCGTTCAACATGTGGGACATGTCGCAGAAGGCGAAGAAGGCCGCTGCGTACCTGCGTGAGACCAAGCTCGGCAACGCCGCCCATGGCGGCCGACCGTTCGGAAAGTAGGACACCATGTTGTTCCATGACGGTATGACTCCGAAGGCTGTGAAGGCCGCTCAGGTGCTGGTCACCGAGACCACAAGCGGGTCGATCTTTCGACCTCCTCCTGGCCAGTCCAGGGAGTCGGCACGCAAGGCCCTGCGAGACTGACAATGGTCGCAAAGGGCAGGAAGCGCCCGAAGCCCCGCTACTAGCATGCCGCTCAAACGCGGATCTACCCGTGCGACGGTGTCGCACAACATCGGCAAGCTGATCGGCGAGGGCTACCCGAAAGATCAAGCAGCGGCCATCGCCTATTCAAAGGCCGGCCGCGGAAAGAAGACCAAGTGACTACATCATCAAAGTTTTCGTGGGGATCCTGGGGCGAGAGGGCAGCGTGGACCGCTGTGCAGGCTTTCGCTGCCGTCATCATCATCGGTGACCTGTCGACGGTTCGCACCGCGGTTATTGCCGCAGCGTCGGCATTACTGTCGGCCGTGAAGACCCTGGCCAAGGAGCGCATGGCGTCGTGAGCGAGGAGACTGCGTTCGACTTCGAGTCGGCGTGGTCTTCGTGGTTCGCGAGTCCAGTCAGGGAGGATCTCCAGGCGGGGATCGCCACAGAGCTGGAACGCACAAGCGGCATTTTCGACGTTCAGGACGGCACGCATGCCAAATGGAACGGCGAACAACTGGGGGTTTTGACGGTGTTCAGCGCCGACGACCTCATCGCCCTGATGTGCGCGTGGGAAGAGGCCGAGCATGGCAACTGGCTGGCTCAGAAAGATGTGCTGGTCTGGTTGCAGAAGTGGATGGAGTTCATCACCTGCTGCGTTGAGGCGGCCCCTCCTACCTCGGGCTAACTCTCGTCGAATCGTTTTTTGACGACGGGATCGTTGGCGAGGATGTCTCGAAGGTTTGCGAGGATTTTGTCGCGTCGTCTTGCCACAGTCGTTTTAGGCATTCCAATAACACGGCCAACAAAACGCAGAGACAACCTAACAACAATAAGCATGTCGAAAAGCCAGCGGTCATCTTCCTCCAGGGTGTCGAGGGCGTCCGCTAGGGATTCCCGTAGGGCGAGCTGTTCGAGGATGGATTCTTCAGGTTCGTGGAGTGGGGAGCAGGCAACGAGTGCTTCGATGGGCGAGAATGTTCGCCCGAACGCCGGCTGCTGGTAGCGGCCGGCAGACAGTAGGGGGTCGTAGAGGGCTTCTTTGCGGCGTCCGTCACCCGTCACTGCCATTGCTCCAAGGGAAGAGGGACGGCTTGAAGCCGTAGAATGCTTTACCCTCTCGGAACGACCCGAAGGTCGCTTCTCCCTTGTCAATGAGCTTTGTAATCGTTTTGAGTGGCACGAATGCGTGTTCCTGTTTCGGCGTTGACCAGATCCACAACCAGACGGGCATTTGCCCGTCCCACATGGTCAACGCCGACAGCTTCTCCTGTTTGAGTTTAAGGCCTTTGGCGCCGCAACCCATGACTTCGATGAGTGTGTTGACGGTGACATAGTCGGGGGTGTACCGAAGGAACAGCGGCAGGGTTTCTATCGAGTAGGGCGGGCGGTTGAATCCGTATCGTGCCCATCCGTCGGTGCGTTCCTCGAATGCTCCTTCGGCTTCGTCACCCATTGATCCGTATCGTTGTTCCCAGGACAGGTCGGAGAAACTCACCGTGGGATCTGGGGTAGGCGACACCGTTGAGGGCGTCCTCGACTAGTTTACACAGGTTGGTGGTGTCGGCGGTGAGGGGCGACGGTGCTTCGTCGAGGGGGCCGATGGTGACATCAGTCCAGTCTGGGTGGAACGTGAGCGTCATCAGGACTGGTTCTTCGTAGTAGGGGCCGTCGTACAGTTCCGCGATGCGTTTCTCAGCGTCGAGGGTTTTCTTGTCGGTGTATGCGCGGCCGCGTGCGAACCGTGGCCGGCTCTTCGACTTGGGTCGACCTGGGATCCTGAACCGGTAGATCAACGGGGCTTTCGCCATGTCGACGGCGAATGGTTTTCTTCAACCCCCTGCTTCTGAGCAGCGTCCGTGTAAGGGCGCATCATGTGGATACAAGGATCGCCACCTTCTTCCCAAACTTCGTCCTCTTCCCTGGTGGATGGGATGCCGTCGTGGGTGGTGCATACCGCCGGTCCACAGAATCCCTGTTCGATTCCGTACACCAACCAGCGGTCAAAATCCATGTCCATCATGTCATCGTCCCATCTTCACGCC